TCAATCTTTTCTACGTATACTGTTTACCGTTGAATTAATCATACTCACCACTATATTACCTAATGATAAAGTTCCGATTAATCCCGCTGCCCATTCATTTCCAAAAACACCTAATAATACAGACCCAATTATTCCAGCAACAGATATAATCGTACTAGAATTTATACCTTTAGCAGTAATCATATCATTACTTTTGTAATATTTCTCTTGTTCTTGATTCTCAATTTTAATTCTATGGTTTTGATTTTTTTCTGCCATCTCCATTATACGATTTGCTGAACCTGGCAATACTTCCTCATACTTTTCAAAATCATCTGGATCAGGTAAAGGCCCACTTTTAGTCAAAGAAATTTCTCTTTCAATTATTTGTTTTCTTTCTTCCGGGTCGTTAGTTTCTTCTAACTTTTTATCTATAACTTCAACATCATCTGCCGTTTTATTATTATCCATGTTTAAGTCCCTTTTTATCTGCATACATATTTAACGCATTTTGCATATCTAATCCTGTATTGTTCCAATCTTTCGCCATTTGATGTCCATCATTATAAATGTATAGTTTCTGCCTTCTTTTAGCATTTCTTCTTTTACCATAATTACCATTCATATCTCCAGAAATCATATATGCTTTAGCTACTGTTTTCATCAAGTTTTGCATAATGTTTCCTCCTAATTAGATATACTTAGATATCTTTATGTACATATATTGTAATACTATCTGTAGCAATATTGCAACAAAATAAGAAATGTTCTTCTCATATTATGAACTTAATTACTACTAAAAAGACATAATTACACATAAAAATAACCACCCATTGACTAGTTAGGTGGTTTGGTGAGCCTATAGCTCTCGATGCCGTAAATGTTTCAACAGCTTGTTAGATTGACTAAATCCGAGGTGATAACATCAAAAAGCACATATCTTGTTAATACATTCATTATACCATATTTACGCACAAAAAAATAGGGCAAGTGCATGACGACACTTACCCTTAGTATGATAGCTATTTATATTGTAACATATTTACTTCAATTTCATTGTTCCCCAATTGATTTTCTCTTTCTTCAATCTTTCTTTCTTATCAGTGATTTTACAAATTGCCATGTAGAAATAACCAGCGCTTGGATTAGTAGGATATTTAAATTTTACCCACCAATAACCATCTTTCTTAGTTACACTTACAAAATCTACCCATTGTCCTTTTAATAGCCATGAACCTTTATCAACAATAGCACCACTTAATCCCGGTTTACGTCTTACTTTGATTGTAGTGTTTGCAGTGAAACGGCCTTTCCAGTTCCAAGTAATCTTTTTATTACCAGCACTTGTTCCATCAATAGGTTTGCCATTTATCGCACCAGCAAGTTCTTTACTGAATTTGTCATAATTCTTTTTCAAATAGTCCATGTCTTTTTTATTCGTAATGAATCCCATTTCGACAAGTCTATAGTTAATATTCAAACGGCCTGATACATTCGCATTGAGTAAATTATTACGTGGGTCAATGCCTCTTATAGTACCTACAGTAGCTTTTAAACAATTATGAATATCTTTATCAATCTTATCCGCCGGCCAATGGTTAGATATGATTACATGACCACCTGTTGCACTTGCACTAGCTGCATCAAGATGTAATTCAACTACTACATCGTATTTCTGCTGTTTAACCCAATACATACCGTAGTTTTTAGTATCACCAAGTCGTTCTCCGTATGCTGTGTCTTGATACAAATCTTGGTCTTGCTTACTTCCACCGTATAAATCCACATTGTGTCCGGCTTGTTTTAAATACTTTTGAACATTTGGCGCAATATACTTACGAATAAAATCACGTTCATTTGTACCGTTACCAACTGCACCAGGGTCGTTATATCCATGACCTGCTACGATTAATATTTTCTTGCCTTTCACTTTTGCAGTAGTAGGTTTCGTTACTTTATCTTTAACTTTTTCTACCACAGTGGCATTAGCTTTATAATGTGGACGGATGAAATACATTGGATTATCATAGTAATGTGTAATAAGTTGTGATACTTCTCTTGGATTACTTTGTGCGCCACCATACCAGTTTTGATCTAAACTAGTGAATGTATTCAAATTAGCTGACCATACAATTGCAACGTGACCAGCACCTTGTCCATAACCACTATGAAACACAACTATATCTCCCCTTTGTGGTAGAAAATTAGGTGTGTTAGTGTGAACAGTAGCAAGTCCATTAAAGTTGTTTTTGAACGGAATATCTTTGGCATAGAATCCACCTAATCTCCCACCACATAAATAATTCCAATACATGTTAGCTAGGTCAAAACACTGTGCACCATAAGCTCCATCAAAGTCCCACCAGTAACCCTTCAGCTTACTCATATAACTATGTGCTTGCGCTTTAGTTTTATTTACAGTCATTTAATCCCTCCTAAATTTGTCCGTCTTTATCAGCGTCGAAATCGCTAGGTGCTTTACCTGTTGTTGGTAATTTCTTTTGATACTTTAATTCTTTCAATTCGTCATTTGCTTGTTTACCTTCTTTAGTAACTGGATTATCTTTGTAAGCTACATACAATCCAACAACAGTAGTTATAATAGTAGAAATTGTTTCTTCATCTACTGGGATTGGACTTAAACCTTTATCCGCTAACCATTGGTTGATTAAAGCTAAAATCAAAACTATATAACGTACTACCGAACCTTTTGTCAGTTTCATCTAATTACCTCCATAATAAAAAGCCGACTCAATGAGCCGACCTTTGAATAAGTATTGCTATTTACAGTTGCTAAACCAGAAACACTGCCAAAAACTTGAACCTAATACGAATTTGAACATGTTATTCACCTCCTTTAAATTCCGAACCAACTTCTAACTAACGCAAGTATTAAAGAACCAAACAAAGTAATCACTGTACCAACGATCAACCACTTGAGTTGCTTAAACTCTTTACGACTTTCTTCTTTATGAAGTCTTTCTGATTCTCTTTCTTTGTTAATAGAATCTAACGTGAAATCCATTTTTTGATTTGTTAATTCTTGGGTGTGCTGACCTCTTTCAATTTCTCTCAACGAGTTGTGAAGTTTTTCAATGGAATCGTACACTTCTTTTCTATCTTCTTTCATTGTTGTTTCTATATTTCTAAAACGTTTGTCGTTGTATCTATCTTTATCCTCTAAGATACCAACCCGACGCTCAATATCCTTAGTTCCTTCCGCACTCAATATTCCACCCACTTTCTATAAAATAAAACCACAAGCCTAAGCCTGTGGTTGTTCTGGATAATCTTCACCAGTGATTTCTTTGTATTCTTCTTTAGTAGTTACACCTAATTCAACGTAAGTTTGTATATCCTCGTTAGTGTAACAATTGATATCATAAAACCATTTAATACTCTCAAATGATGGATACATGTTAATTTTCTCCTTTCAATTTAGCAATTTCTAACATTGCATCTGCTAATTGATTCTGTGTTTTTTGAATCTGAACTGCTGTTTTAGCTAACTGCATTTGTGTTTGTGCTAATTGCATTTGACCATTTGACGGAACATAAGGCTCTTTACCAGGTAGAGTTTCTTCATACTCTTCTTTGTTAGATCCTATCCATTCATTGCCATTGAAATAGAATGGGCTATAAATTCCCTCAGGAGGAGCTGCTTCAGTCCATGATTCTTCTGGGTAGTCATATTCACCTTCATCATTAGTAAAAGCTAGATAAGGTGTTCCATCATATAAAAATACTTGTTTAAACATTTAAGTTTCCTCCTATTCTTTCCAATTAAATTCTCCGTAGAAGTAATAACTTTGAGATGTAGTATCCCAACCATCACGTTTATCTGATTCTATATATACGTATACTGCGCCACTAGGAAATACTCCAACTAACCCATAACCTTGATTTATAGGGACTCTGACATAGTGAAATTGTACACTTTTGACAAAGTTTTCTGGTAATTGTGCTATTTGTTGTGAATGAGAAACTTTTGAGGCGTTTATTCTTATTGATTTCTCTGTAACATTCCCTCTTTTTTCAATGCGATAAGCACAGTCAAAGCCTTTATCTGTCTCAGTTTTAAATGCTGTATTGGCTACTGCACCGTTGATTAATTGGAATGGTACCCAACCAGTGTCGGTTTGAGGAGTGTCTATACGCTCCCAATCATTCCACGTATTATACAAACGTTTAACCCATATTTGATTAGAATTGTAAGGTTTAAACGTAATTCTTTTTATATTACTAACCCCAGTGCGCGTTTCGACTTGTGCATAGCCCGCTGTTGAAGAAGCGTCGGTTATAGGGACAGATGTGAAGTAGTATAACCCGCCTTCCATTGAGTGAAGTTTATCAACATCACTATCCAAAGAGATAGTCTCATATCCTCCGTCTTCATTTGTAAGTTTCTTTTTTTGCCAATTTAAAGTTGCTAAATCTTCTGTTAATTTATCAGGAGTTAAGAATCCATTATTATCTACTGTCTGATTAAACTCAGTAACCTTTGCATCTACGTGATCAGTAGCTTCGGTGGTTTTACTATTAATACTATTTACTGCTGTTGATGCTGTGTCTTGAACGCTTGTTTTAGCATTATTAGCTGTAGTAGTTATATCTTCTGTAGCATCATCTTTAACTTTTGTTAAATCAGTTTTAGCTTGAGTAATGTACTGTTGAACGTCTGATTTGCCTTCAGTAACAATTGCATTAAGTGTTTCAATACCTTCTTGTAATACTGATTTCATTTCTGCAACATAATCTGCACCGTTAGCTATAGCTTCTTCAATATCTTTAACCTTTTGTTCAATACGCATTTTTAATTGGTCGAACATACGGATATATTCAATCTTAGTAAATGAAGAGATTTTATTAATTAGTGCGTCTGCAACTTCAAATGTAAATTCTCTGAATACAGCTACTTCATTATATTCAGGGTTCCCATCTACATTATTAACTCCAATGTAGACTTGTCCTTTAACCTTTGTAGATGTAGAAGCTTGTAGAAACTCTTTATTCAAAGTAATTGCTACTATCCCATTATTTGAATCTTCTATTTCTAACTCAATTACATCTGAGGCACTGCCATTGCTAGATTCAAAATAAGCGTAAGCTGTTAAATTATTTTCATGAATTAACAAAGGTCCCTTTGTGTTACTTAATTGAAATCTTAATATTGCTGTATTTTCATCTAAATTATAAAAACCAACCCCTAAATCAGAGATTGGTTTTAAATAAGGTTCAGATTTTAATTTGAATAATGCTTTTTTATCTATACCGTTTGTCATTGATTAAAGCCTCCTTATTTGATTAATACTACGGCTACACCGTAACCTTTATCAGAATCATATGGTGTAGTTATTTCTAATACTCTGTAGTAACCGTTAACGTTATCTTTCGTACCAATACCTTTATTAGGTTTGATATAGTCGTTAGCTTGTACAGTTGAGTCTATTCTTGTGAAGATTTGTCCCATAAGTCCTACTACGTTCCACTCAGGACGACTAGCACGAGAGATATATTCTTCATCTTTCTCAGTGTAATCAGGATTAGGAATTTCTACCTCAACTTCTTCTGAATAAGTATTACCTTCGTCATCTTGCCATTCTTTAGTTACCCATTCAGTTAAAGTTACACCAAACTCATCTTTTAAGAATTTATCTTTATGGTGGAACATTTGGTCACCTAAAATGACACCAGCTGTACCAGAAATAATGCCTATAGGTTTATCATTTGAGTTAGCTTTACGGATATATCTTCCATCAAGTGCAACCATGTAGCCATTAGGAATTTCTTGTCCTGATTGAGATTCAAAATACTCCGCATAGTCACCAAAGTTTTGTCCAGCTGTGATAGTACCTTTTGATTTAACACTACCTGAAGTACCTTTAACTTGGAATGTAGTATTCTCATACCTAGCTCCGTCTTGACCATATCCCATAGCAAACATATAGTTATCTTCTGTTTTTACACCACGAGAATTAACAATTGTTTGAGCGTATCTACCTTGTGAAGTTTCTGATTCTAGTGAGTTCATTACTGAACTACGTGAACCGTGTGCATGTGAACCAGCACCAACACCAGCTAACCACGAACGGTTTGAATGTGCGTATGAGTTACCTGTGGAAGCAATAACAGCTGAACGCTGTGAAATAGCTGCGGAACCAGTAGCACCGCCACTAAATCCGCCTTTAAGAGCAGTAGGAACTGTACTATAAGCTTTATTAGTTATCATTGCTGCGTTTTCATAACCGCTTGCATTAACACCAATAACTTCTGCTGTATTGTTATATAATTCTAAACCATTACCCGTTCCTTGACCTTGCAAGTTACAGTTAACAATTTTAATATCATATAATCCTCCTCCACCTGCGATACCAATATTAGAACTTGAGTTCCAAATATTTACATTACTGATAGAGAATTTCTTACCTCTGTTACCTCCACCGAATAATTTAATGTCTGCTGAAGCATTTTTGAATCCAGTGATATTAATACCATTAAACATAATATTCTCACTCATAAATTGTGCTGCGATTACTGGTTGATTAGCTACATATTTACCATCGCCAATAGCTGAGAAATTATTAATCTGCACGTTCTTATAAGCTGAGATAACTAAAGCACGTGGAGATGTATTTGGGTAAACTTTATTGTCGTATGGTTCAATAGCTGTAGAGTTATTCATTACAATACTATGAGCTGTTTTAGATTTAGGGTCTCCTGCTCTGTGATGTCCTATGTGACGGAAGTTATAAGCACGGCTATCATGAATACTCATGTGGTTGTTAACTAAAACGTTATTAGGAGCTGATGCAGGTGCGTGAGCTTTAATCTCAATACCTCCATAGTTCATTTCGGTTCTATTTCCGTCTAAAACTACATGCTGCGAACCATCATCTACTTCAATACCGTTATTATTACCTCCGCCAGTTGCATGATGGCAGTAGTTATTTGTAATTAACAAGTATCTTGAATGGTGAGTCGTAATACCATCATCACCGAAACCACTAGCTTCACAATTATCAATATGAATGTATTTACTTTCTAGTTCTTCATTTACTCTTACTCCGTCACCTTGGTAGAAATAAGTGTCACTAGCATAAGTAATATCGAACCCATGAAGTAATGCATCTATTGATTTAACATTGTGAGCAAAGCCATGCTCAACTCCAGCAAACCTAACGTTAGAAGATAATGAACCTCCTGCTGCACTAAATTTCTTATCTTGCCTCCACTTATTACCGTTAACTGTAAAGTCTTTAATACCAATATTATGACCATTGCCTGACATGTCGTCATTAGTAATTACAATATTTTCTGCAAGTGCTTCATCAGAAAGTTTAATTGTGGTAATGTCTTTACCTTCACCCGATAACACCGTATTGTTTGGTAATCTAATCCCTAATACTTTATACGTTCCTGCTGTCATATGAACGTGAACATTTCCACCTCTTACAGCTTCTTTAAAAGCTTCCGTAGAATCTTTTTCACCTGTAGGGTCTGCACCGAAGTCATTTACGTTTACAATACGCTCAATCTTTTTATTAAGATAGTTAAAGTTTTCTTCCATTTTGTTTTTAATGATTTCAAAATCATATTTAAGTCTTGTAGATAGTAAACCATGATTTGTGCCATCTAAAGCTGTTCTACTATCTTTTAATTCTTCCACCCCATCGCCATTGTGACCGATAACTAGCCCCTCAATGCGTCCATCTTGATATTGTAATTCATCATGAACGTTTGAGAGCTTGTAATCAATCTGTTGAGCATTGTGAGCATGTTCTTCTTCTGTCTTATGAAATTCAAAGTTTCTACTAGATGCTTTAAATTCATCTAATATACGTTTAAAATTTTCAACTGTTTTGTATCTATATTCTTGCCCTAACTCAATAGGGAAGTCTGTATATAGTCTCATATATTTTTTGCTCCCTTTCTTAATTAACTAACCATGTGTGCTGACCATAGACCCATTGCTTGCCATCCCTATCTTCCGAAGGGAAAAACACATGCATCGCTCCTTTTGTATCTACAGAAACAGTAGGTGGTACGTGACCACTTGAAACAGAGGGAATAAATCTTACAGTTTCATCAATGAAGCCATTTGGTAATTGACCTACCTGCACATTATGTGGAACATTGCCGATATTTACTCTTATAGTTCTGAATCTAAAGTTCTTGGCACCAGCAAAACCAACTGAAACTTCTCGAATCATACAATTAAACCCGTTTTTTATACCGTTATTTTTATCAGCATTACCGACTGCATAATCCACCCAGCCAGTGTCACCTGTTAGATTAACTACATCTTTTCCGACTCCATCTAGTTGCTTTTGCATAATATCAATAGTTGTATTGGCTTTTGATAATGTTTCATTAATTTCAGCCACCTTATTGTTAATATCAATAATACTTGCTGCTTTGTCCAATTCTGTAATAGCTTCCCCACTTGTTACCGGAAAATACTCTGCACCGTCATTATCTTTCAAATATCTGTGTGGTATTTCTCTATCCATCTATTAACGTCACCCCCACAATGTCTGAATAGTTTTCTGGCATAGTAAAAGACGACCCACCAAGTGAACCGCCTTTAACTAAATTATTCATTCTTTTTATATTTCTACTTATACCTTGTTGAATTTTTATAATATCAGTTGGTGAGTTACTGAAATCAACTTCCACTGGTTCGTTCACGATTGGATGTGAATATGTTAACTTAACCACTTTCAAATCTAAGTTGTAACCAAGTGGTTGATGAATAAATCGAATCTCACTATTTTCATGAATATCATCATTCCTTAAATAATGCTTATCCTCCATAGATCCTAAATAGTTAGTTGATACTTCCACTGTGGGTTCATCGTTTAATTCTTGAATAAGTTTTTTTCTTAACTCTGTTTTATCAAGCACATTATCATCGTATAATGTAGGTGCCACTTTAGGGTCGTCTTTATCATAATGTGGAGAATAATATTCATCTGTAACATGATAAACATCAGTACCTTTCAATACAGCAGTTAGATTCAACACTGTTGATTTCTCTGTCCCTACATACATACATGGTTTAGATTTCTTATAATCCACACCACTCTTAGCGCCTCTGAACACTGCTTTAAAAGTATGGTTACCTTTTGGTAAACGTTGAGTAATGATAATCTTTTCAGAAGTTGCAGTTTTGCTATAACATTCATATCTGCCCACATGTTCATCATCTAAATAAACATCTAATAAACCGCCTTTAGACATTTTTTTAAGTGTCCATTCAAGTGTTTCATTACCATGTTCACAATTAAATGTTTTAGTGTAACTAGCGCCAATACTTTCAGTACGCCAAGTACCGTCTTTGATAAATGTACCAGAATAATTTAAGTCTTTAGGTTTCATAGGGCTATAGTTTTTCGTTTCAGCTTTGGTTTTCTTCTTACCAAAACCCTGTATATAGTTAAATAGGTCTGTAGTCGTTGTAGTAGCTTGTACTTCACTAGAGTTATACTTGTATATTAACGGTATGTCGGTTGCTTTATAGAAACTATCTTCATCGTAGATATAAATCTTTTTATTATCTGCAAAATAAATATAGTTGAACAACTCTGCACCTTCAGTTAAGTATTCCATTCCGTTTTTATTTCCCAGTTCATCTACCGCTACACGTTGGTCAAACTTACCTATAATTTTGTAAGTATAACCAATCTTATTGCCCTTGAAACCAAAATCTAAATACTGTTCTAACGTCATTGTAGGCTTACTATCTTCTTCTGATTCTTCATTGTTCAGTTCTTCGTTTTCCAAATCTTTTTGAATATAATGATTTTGGAACTCCATAAATATATGTTTCGCAGTGACCTCATTTATCACATTCATACCGTCATATTTAATTGCAGTAGACTTCACAACATAGTTTTGACCTTTCCATTCAAGTAACATTTCGTTCAGTAATGATTCGAATAAATCCCAATTCATAGAGGTTTTGTAAATAGTAAAGCCAATGGATCGTTCGTTGTTTTTTTCATATTCATATTTGAATGAACCAAAGTCATAATCGGTGAGTATTTCTCCGAAAGTACCTTTTCTATTCTTTAATATCATGTCTTTCAATTCATTCACCTACCTATATATGAACGGGAATATCCATTGAGTTGATACTCTGCTTATATTCTCGCCTGTAATTTCTATATCATTAAAACCTTCAGCTAGTGTTAACCACTGCCAATTTGTATCAATACCTACACGATTGTTATTAATAAAAGGATGTACGCCATTTATGGTTAGAGTTTGATTACTCTTAATTGCTTTCTTGTACTCGAATGTGTCATTAGTAGTTTTGTTAGTTATCTTAAAACCTTTAGGTGCGTCTATGTTAACGATTAACTTGAATCTGTGTCTTAGCAAAGGATTTATTGTGTCTGATGACCCATTGTAAATTTTAAAACTCGTTGTATCATGTTTGTACTTAATTTCATCATCAGACAACAACCCACCTTCAAACTGCCAATCACCACTAGATAAACTGAATTTATCTGTATTTTTCAGTGATTCTGAATACCCTTTGAAAACACTAAACGTTATGGATATTTCACCATTACGACTGTATAAATCTTCTATTTCAGTAGCATTTGGTAATACTGCGTACTTTTTACCAGGCATATCACTGTGCCATACGTAATAAGGTTCGCGTTGGTAAATGATTTGTCGTAACTTGTGTTTGAACAAGTGATAATCATGTATATCAACACCAGAAAACATAAAGCGTAATTCTAATTCAAAAGGGGCGAATGTACTCACCCCAGTTAACACCCCATCAACACCATTTATTTCAGTAGTGTTGGTATTTATTTGTACATCATTTTCTACGTAATCTAAATACATAAAATTCTCAAAGTCGGTTAGATTAATTGTTTTATCATTAGTGATTAATTTAACTTCTTTCTTCATTAAGTTAATCCACCTCCCATATTAAACATTGCGTTTACCATATCTTTACCTTGTTGTTTACTTGTGCTCTTAGAAATCTTCTTACCATCTAACGTTATATCTTTGCCAGCTGTTTGAGCGTTGTGACGTTCATTATTACGACTAGATGTTAGTAAGTCTTGCATTGTGTATAACATTTCTTTCAATATACTGTTCTGTTCTTGAATGTCTACGTTAGCTTGTGACAAACGTTGTAACTCCATTTGCTCACGTGTAGCTTTTTGTTGTTTCTCTCTTAGTTGATCAGCATATTGCGATATAGCATCATACACAGCTGTTTGTGTACGGTTGAAGATGTCGCTTGATGCAATCTGTTTAAATGCTTGGATAGAAACGTCATTAGGAATAACAGTTTCGCCACCACGCATTTGCATGATTTCGCCACCTTCTTCAAACACTTGGTTGAAGCCACGTCTAGCGTTGTTAGTACCTGTAGCGTAACCTCTACGGCTACCTGTTGGACCCCAACCAGTTGAACCACTAGCCATTCTACGTTTCCACGCTGCTAAGTCACTTGACCAGTTCGAGTTATTGAAGAACGCCATTAGTTGGTGATAACCATTTTTGATATTCTTTTTACCTTTGGCAGCATAACCTCTAAATGTACCAGGAGTGTATTGTAATAGTCCTTGTGCTTCATTACCACCGGAGTTAACATCTTGGATTTGTTGTGTAACTCCTGCACGTCCGCCAGATTCAGTTTGAATAAGTTTAAGAACATCATTTAATTTTGACCCAGATAATTTTACACCTGTGGCTTTGGCAGCTTGTTTAACTTTAGATTTCCATTTACCGTTACCTCCGCCACCACCGTCATTTTTCTTCAACCATTTCAATGGGTCAATTGGCGTTCCATTTTTTTGAACTTCAAAGTGTAAGTGAGGTCCTGATGAACGACCGCTGTTACCAGATACACCTAAATAGTCGCCTGGTTTTACATTTTTACTTCCACTGAAAGCGTGTTTACCCATGTGACCATAAATAACTTTAGTTGCACCTTTAACAATGTCAACCATGTTACCAAAGCCACCGTTCCAACCTTTACGAGCAGTAGCTTTACCATTTAGAACTGAATATAGTTTGTCATTAACATAATTTAAATCGACACCCATGTGTGGTCCAGCAAATGGGTAACCTGGAGATCTACCGTTTGGACTGAACGGGAAATTAATACCTTTAGAAAGGTCGATGTATCCTCCATCGCCTTCTGCCGATTCTTCCATCCAAGATGTGAACAAATCAACAGTCGCTTTTTTCAGCTTACCGAACATACCTTTCATCATGTCGAAAGGTAGACTAGCTCCCTTACCAATTCCGAAAGCCCCCATATCTACGCCAAAGCCTTCTAATACTTTATCGAGCAGTTTCCCTGGCTTATCAACCCAATCCATTACATCACCGACTGCATCTCCAAGCCATTTTGTACCTTTAGCAGCTCCTTCAAGTGTTTTAGTTACTGCAGCTTTACCACCTTCAACAACGGTACCTTTTAAAGCTTTACCACCATTGACGATATCACCGAATATGTCATCGTCTTTCTTATGTTTTTTAGGTTTAGGGCCACCACCACCAAGCATGTCCCATCCTGTTCCTTTAGCAAATTTAGGTATTGTACCACTTGCAAATTCTGGGCTATTGTTGCTTAGCATCGCATGTGTTTGTGCGCCATTCATAATAGCAGTGCCTTTACTGATTGGCATTGTCGTATCTCTGTTAGGCGTAATGAACGGTTTACCTTTAGGTGGTATGATCGTTTCGTGTCTGAATCCGCCCGGACCATTACCTTTGCCTTTATCTCCTACAGTAGCCATAGTATCTTGAGAAATCTTGCCATTCTTAACTAGGTTAGTTTGAGTATGAGTTGTACCTGTGTGGAAGTTGACTGGGTCAATCTTATCCATACCAAGTTTTTTACCAACGAAGTTAACGCCGTCGATAAGTTTATTGAGTCCACTTTTTACACTGCCTATCATATCAGTGAAGAAACCTTTAATTTTACTTACTGTGCCTTTGATACCGTCACCCATTTTGCTCATAATTCCAGTGACTCTACTCTTAAGACTTTCAACAAGATTCACTGTACCATTGCGGATAGATGACCACTTTTTGGTCATGAATCCACCTAAAGAATTCATAGTATTTCGTGTCCCTTTAGAGAGAGACGACCAAGCGCCACGTACACCAGACCATGTATCTTTAGCTTTATTTACTGTGTTTGATTTGACGCTAGACCATTTAGAACTCATAAATTTACCGACAGAATTCATTGTATTTCTGGTACCTTTACTTAAGTTACTCCAAGCACCTTTTACACCCGACCATAACGCTTTAGCTTTGTTTATAGTGCTAGATTTAATACTGTTCCATTTATTACTCATGTAACTACTAACCGCATTAAATATATTAGTCGTGCCTTTTTTAAGTGCATTGAATGTATTACGTACACCTGTCCACAACGCTTTTGCTCTTGAAATGGTTCCATTTTTTAAGTTAGTCCATAGTTTTAAAGAGAAATTCTTAACCGCATTAAATATTGAGGTTACACCTTTTTTCAAAGCGTTGAACGTATTGCGTACGCCATTCCATAATAATTTAGCATTTGCTATTATTCTATTCTTCATCAGCGTCCATACTTTAATACTAAAGTTTTTAACTGCATTAAATATAGAAGTCACACTGTTTCTCAATGAATTAAAAGCATTACGTACGCCATTATATAAGGCAACAGCAAGCGAAATAACCTTGCTTCTTATTGTTAGCCATACTTTAAACAAGAAATTCTTAATTACATTAAATATAGTTGTAACATTATTCTTAAGCGATGTGAACGCATTCTTAACGCCAGTCCATAAACCTTTAGCTAAATTTACTACTGTGTTCTTAATAGCAGTCCATATTCGGATAGCTATTGCTTTAGCTGCGTTGAATACGGTCGATATGACTGTTTTAACAGTTGTTATATACCATTTAACACCATTGACTAATGCTTTAACTACGTTCACAACAGCTGTTTTCAAAGCGTTCCAAATCCAAATAGCTGTGGCTTTAATACCGTTCCATATTGCAGATAATACTTTTTTTAATGCTTGTATCGGATTCTGTACCGCAAACTTAATACCGTTCCAAGTTGCAACTGCTGCTGATTTTAATGTATTCCAAATCCATATAGATGCTGTTTTAATACCATTCCAGATACCTACAATATAAGGTTTGAGGAAACCGAATGTTGCTATTGCAGCTGATTTAATACTGTTCCAAATACTGATAACAGCATTTCTGAATGTAGCGTTTGTTTTCCATAAATGCATGATTCCTGCAACTAGTAATCCAATTGCAGTAATAACCCAACCAATCGGGCCAGTCATAAATCTTATCGCTAATCCTAGTCCACGAGTTGCTAATGCTGCACCTTTAGTTACTGCCGTCCACACTTTCGTTGCTGCACCAGCTATTTTCAATTTAGCGGAAGCTAACAAACCTTCATTACCTAGTAGCTTAGTCTTAGCAGCCGCAAATACACTAGCTTTACCAAATAGTAAAGTTTTGCCTGTTGCACTGTAGACAGCTCCTTGTAATAACAGTATCGGCTTAGCAGCAAGCAATGCCACGCCACCAAATGCAGTTAGTACGCCTAGTATTTTACCAATGATAGGGTGTGCATTTGTCATTGTAGCAGTCCATTTGAAGAAGGCACCACTCATACTTAATACTGCAGCGCCAACTGGTGCCATACCTTTAGCTAATCCCCATAATGTAGAGGTAATGTTCTTAATTAATGTCCACACTTTAGGACCATTCACTTCTAGGTATTGAACAAACTGTTTGAAACCATCAGATTTTTTCAATCCTTCCGACCATTCTGCAAATCCTTTAGTTACATTCTTTATACCAACTAATACATTATGAGAATGACCACTAAACGCTTGGAATAAACTAATAATACCTTTGAATACATTTCCAAATATACTACCTACAATAGGCAAGTTAGTTTTCGTATATTCAATGAAACCATTAATCGCTTTAGATCCCTGCACTGAATTAGCCCAGTTATCAAAACTCTTAGCCATATTAGCAAAGCCTTTAGCAGCCCAACCATATAATGGACTTAGTTTATTAAACAACGCAGCCGAGCCATTAACAAAACTCTGTGTAGCATTTAACAAATGTTGGAATATTTTAGGACCTTGAGTGTTTAAAATATCAAATGCTTTCTTAGCATTAGCTGAATTTTTAGCCCAATCAAGCATTTTGCCACTTGCTGTTTCTATCTGTGTTGCCGTCTTAGTTAGGAAGGGATTCAATGTGTTTAAAGCAAATCTAGCTGTATTGATACCATTTGTCATAGTATTGAATATAGCCGCTTGATTTTGTTTAATTAAACCTTCCCAAGATGTTTTTAAGCCACTTAATGCAGTCTGATAACTTTTAACTTCATTAGTGACTTTTAATTGTCCATCTTCTAACATTTTCAAAGCATATACTGCTTGACCTCCGAAAGCTTGTACGCCGACACCTGCAATAGCAAAAGCACCACCCATACCAACTGCGCCACCAGTTAAAGCGACTAACATACCACCTATACCAGCACCTAAGCTAATAACGGAACCCATGATTGGTACTAATGCAGAAAAGTTAGTAACCATAACGCCACCAACAACACCTTGAGTTAATTCTCCTAAACTTCGCAAAGTGGTAGCAATACGATCCATTGAATTTCTTGCGCCTTCCCATGCATTAGTCATGGTTCCCATTAATCTTTGTTGTCGTTGATACTCTCTTAATTCATCTGTCGTTTCATCAATACGCCCTTGTAAAATTTGAAAAGCTATTGCCTCTTTAGCAATATCATTACGTAATTTAGTAGCGGAACGACTGCCGCCTTGTTGTGCTCTCTCAAGCTCTTTTAAATTACCTTTAAGCAAATCCATATGTGCTTTTTGCTTTTTCATTGTGTAATTTAGTTGGTCAAGATGACCTTTATAACCTTCCACAGTTTTACCAGACTGTTTAAATCTCATTTCTGTTAGTTTGGCTTCGTTTCTTAATTGTCCCAAACTACTTTTAACTTGGTCTGTGGAACGTCCTAACATCTTTTGTGAGGACTGCGTTTGTTTTAATTCATTATTATAACCACTTAGTTGGTTTTCAGCTTGTTGTACCGCTCGACTTGCATTTTGCAACTTAATCTTTTGCTCATCAGTTACGTTATTACTTTCTTTCATTTGTCTTTCTAAATCATTTAACGTACTTTTACGTTTTTTAAGCAAGCCTTCTTGTAGCTTAATTGCTCTACCTAGATCAGCTTCTTGCTTTGCCAATCCTTCTGCACTTAATTCATTTTGTTTAAATTCCTTACGTTGGTCACGCAAAGATTTATTAATAGCTTTTAAATTACGTTCAAGTGTGGTCTTGGATGCTTTGAGTGGGTCTACATCCATAGAGACCTCTGCTCCCAGATTAAAATCTGCCATTATCTCACCACCTTTATAGCATCGCCATCATTTGTTCAGGGCTTAATGCACCAGATTTAGCGACTTTAGATGCTTTTTTCTTACGTTTTTTAGTAGAGAAGTATTTGTCAAAGTCTTCCATTATTAATTGGTCAACTTCATGAGGTTTATATTGTGCGTCCTCGATGAAATGACGATAAACTTCGTAAATGTCTTGTACTACTTCGCTTGCTGTTTTGTTTTCGTTGTACTCGCTTTTTTCGTTGGCTTCCCCGATTTGTTATTAGCAAAAATCTCTAAATAGATATCTTCAATTCCGCCTTCGAATTCTAAGCCTTCAAAAACTTCATCAACTGTGAATTTCTCATCAAATACTTTTACTAATAATTCAGCGAAATCATCATAAATTTGAACGCCATCAATAGATTCGTTTTCAATTTCTTCAGTCAATTCTTCCGCTCTTTTAACGTAGTCTTGATAACCTTCCATGTTTTCTAGTTCTTCTGAAAGTTTGTTAACTTCTTCGATTTCTTCATCTGTTTCAGCTTCTTCGACTTTCTTAGCGTATTCTTGTTCAGCCTTCACAAACTCTTTATTATCTCTAGTGAATTTCTGGAATTTACCGAATGCTTTATTACCTTCTTGAATATATTGTTCAAATTCCGCCTGTGCTTTCATTGCACCTAAATTCAATTTGTCTTTTGAAAAAATCTTGTTCTTACCATCAATTTTTAAAGTTACTTTTGCCATATTTATATAAGCTCCTTGTTAATTATTTTTGTATACAAAAATAGGCGACCGTTTAAAGTCGCCATAAGTTATTTATGCTGCTGGTTCTTCAGTTGTTTCTGTAGGTGTAGTTGGTTCAGTCGTCACTGTACCGTGAATGAATTTCAAGAATTCATCTTCACCTGGGAATTCAGGGTCGCCATCGTGAATACGTACATACACAGTTTTATCTTCTGAACTACGTTGCATGAATGATCCTTCCATTTCCACTTGGTCTTGTTGTTCTGGTGAATCTTCCATAGTAGACCCACTTGTTCCAGGGATATTGAAGTTTCCACGTACTAATCCGTAATGAATATACGAACCATCATTACAGCGATATTTCCATGAAGCTGAAACATATGGAGGAACCATATCAGATGTGTAAATCTCCATACCGTTTTCTACTTTTACTCCCAAGAACATTGTGCGTTCAGCTTTTGATAATTCCATTAAAGTAGTAGTTAAAGTTGCACCAGTAATACCACTGAATAAACTGAACTTTTTAACACCATCTGCATACACAGGTTCGTTACCTTGTTCAAGTTCTAATTCAATTTCTTGTAATCCTGGTACGTCTTGTAACTCACCAGCTTCGAATCCGTTTCCTTCTTGACGACGTGCTTTAAAACCTTCACATGTAATTGCTACTTTTTTATCTGCCATAGTTTATTGCTCCTTTTTAGTTAAAATAATGTTGAAGCTAAGCATTTGGTTATAAAGATTGAATTCTTCATCTCTGCTAAGCTCTCGTTCAAAACAAATGCCGTTGATATCTTCAATAATTTCAACCACACGCTCATTAATTGAATGGACGTCATTGATTGATTTACTAAAGGTTTCAACGGCAAATAAATAACGATAATGACTACTGCCACCATCGTTTTCTAATGCATTTCCATTCATGATTTCTGTTAAGCGCATGAATGGTGCTTCTTCTGTTTTTTGATATGATTCGGGTATTTCAAATGTGTATATTAAAGGCTGTTTAGCGCTTGTTTTACGAACTTTGTCCATCATAGATACAAGTTGTTCATCTTTACGTAATACGTCCCACATACGTACAATAGGGTGTCTAGTCAATGTCTAACATATCCTCTAAAGCTTTGGTATACATTGCTAAAATAGGACCTTTACTTATTTCGTGTGTTCTACGTAAAAAGTGTTGTGGAGGTTGTCCAACAGTTCCACGAACAGTTGTACCTACATCAGGAAAGTGGATATACCATGCTGCATCTTTTCTTGATTTAGCTTTGTCGTAGCCTACTTCTTTTACTGGATAAGTAGAGTCACGTTTGAACCCAGATACTTTTGTAACATCCTTAGCATGTCCGTTATGCGTTTGTGTAACTGCAACAGGAGTATTCATAATTAAATTGCTTTGATATAACTTTGCTGCTTTTGTTACAACTTTCTTAGCTTCTCGTTCACTTTGCCAAATCAATTTATTTAACTTATCAGATATATCTTTATCGCTGTCATAACGTGTTTTTGTCATTCAACCACCTCACATTTCAACTGTTGTCTTTCCATGTCTTGAAAGTCCGTTTCAATAGTTTTGATTTCATATTGCTTACCTTTAAATTTCACAAACAATCCCGAATGTATATCTGTTTTTTGTTGATAACGAATAATAAAAACTATCGTTTCTCGTCTTGTGTCTAAGTCTTCATTTCTAAATTCTTTAATAGTAGTTTTTGACACTTCACAAAATGGAGTAGCGATAGTAGTAGGTAATTCCTCATATCCACCTTCATCATTAATCATATTTTCAACTTTATAAATCTCTATTCTGTGCTTGAGTTTGCCGATTTCCATTTTGCATACTCACCCCTTAACGTTTGAATTAACGCAAGTGATGATTGCGATATCTCAACTTTCTCAAATTGCGTTGTTGTAGAACGATTTTCATAGTGATGAGCTAAGTGATTAATAACAGCCAAATTAAAAAGGCTTGTTACTTCATCGTTTGATGTGTAAAAGCCTTCGTCATCTGTTACTGCTCCTTTAACTTGTCGTTTTGCAGTGGGTAAATAAAGATATTCTATTTCATTGTCATCAAAATCATGATCTACACGTATAGCATTCTTAATATTTTCTAACGTAAGTTCATACACACGTATCACCTACTTCTTATCTGTACGTTCTAAAAAAGGACCATCAAAACCTTTATCAGTTAAAGTCTTTTCAACTTCTTCTGAACGTTTGACAGTCATTTCTACCTCGTCATTTTTCTTAAGTTTTTTATCTAACTCTAAATCTTTATAAGGTTTAACTACTTTGAATTTCGCCATCTATATCCCTCCTATTATGCTGCTGGGTCTATTGTTTCAGTAGTACCGCCGTCACCTGCTGTACCTGTGTAAGTTAAGAAACGACCTGCTTCTTCTACACCTTTTTTAACATCGAAACGCATGTAAGCTGCTAAAATCTGACCGTAAATTTCATTTTCTACCCATTTAACTGACGCTTGTTTGCGGTCTGCAAAGAATACTGCATAGTTTAAGTCACCAATAAACGCTTTTTTATCGCCTTTAACTCCAAATAATTCATCTTTGATAATGAATACTGGACGACCAAATAACACAGTTCCTGTTGGGCTAGTGATATCTTGTTTTAATAGGTATTGACCGTTTTTATCTTTCAATGTGTCTAGTGCTTGATAGAATGATTGTGAAGCCACAATTGATAAGTTATAAGCTGGATCAATATCAACATTAATAATTTGTTTAATGTCATCTAAGTTAGCAGTATTAACTGGTGCGAATGATTTCATTACATCAGCAATATATTTATTTGTAGTGTTTACTGCTTGGCGTGCATTATTTTTAGCAATAATGTTTGCTAGATTAGCTTCTGAATCATCAAGCGCTTCTTGTGACACTGGAATTTGTCCACGATATGTTTTTACTTTGTAATCAATATCAGTGAATTTTGGAGAAGCTAATTCTGGGTTTTTAGCTAATTCTTCTACACTTACCATTGTTTCTTGTGCTGGATTTAAAATTGGATGTGATCCAGACGCTGTTGTTACTGGTTGTACGTTAACGAATTTTTTTAAGTCAACGAATGTTTCTGGTAATTCTTCTGGTTGATATTTAATATCTTCCGGAATGATTGGTTGAGCTTCCACAGATGTTACGTTGTCACGTTGCGCACCTTTAGATTGTACGTACTTTAAAAACGCTTCTGCTTCCTTCGAAAATTTGTTCTCTTTGTTTTCTAAAATTTGTCTAGCCATTGAACGTTTGCCCCCTAGTTTCTTTTTCTTTTCTTCGTCTAATTCTTCCGGTGTTTTTTCTTCAACCGGAGCTTCTGGTTTTTCAGTTTCTTCTGTTTTAGGTTCCGGTTTATCTTCAACATCTTTTTCTTCTGCAGATGGTTCAGCATCTGGCTTATCGTTCTTTTCTTCTGTTTCAGTAGTTTCTTTAGGCGCTTCTGAATCGCTACCTACTTTTTCTTCTGCTGAAATAGAATCAACAACTTCTTTTTCAGAGTTGTAGGCATCTTTTGCTTGTGTAATTTCTTCTTGCAACTTACGAGCAGCTTCAATATCGCCTTTGTTAGCTGCAGACTGTGCTTGGTCAATCAAGTCGTTAATTGACTTCGCTTGTTCTTGTAAAGTTGGCATACAATAATTCACTCCTTTGATTTGTTAAAAATTGGCATAAAAAATAGCCTACGTATCAATACGCAAGCCTTCTAATTCGAGCTCAATCTTCACTTGTTCTAACTGTTTAAATTTGTCTAACCCTTTTGCTCTTTGACCAACCGCAACTGTTGTTTCTTGATACGCTGGTATTGTTACTATGCTTACTTCAATCAATTCATCAATCTTATTAATAGTTTGTACATATTCACCGTTTATATTCGACCATGTTCTTGCCATATCATCATCGGGTGGGAGTGTGAAAAAGAAACTACATTGATTTACATTCCCAGCTTTTATATTTTCGTAAATATCCCTAGCATATGATGTATTAGGTAAGAAACATTTGAAATAAAGACCCTTACTATCTATTGTTAGTTCGAGTGTTCCGGCTTGTGTACGCCCTACAACTTGATTGAAATCATGGTTGATTAAGCATTTAACATCCGATATATCTACTTCGCTTAGTGCATTCGGATTTATAATTTCTTTAAACCCTCCTAAGTCGTCACTCAATGTATCGAATATAATTGCATAACCTTCAACAACCATTTCTTGCTGACCTGTATCAATCTGACTGTTCGCCACTTGGTTCACCCCCTTTTTGTAGGGAATCAATATTCTTCTGAACCTTACTGTTTTGATATGCAGCTAAGTCTTCTAAGTAAATACTGTTTAAGTCAGCAAGTGGTTTATCGCCACCAGGCACAGGGTCTAAATTAAATTCTGCTCTAGCTTCATTTAATAGCATTATTTTTTTCTGGAACAGTTGTGTTACACGTTCTAATTTAATCTCTGGATCACTGTCAATTAAGCGTGATACATCATAATCAAGCGTGACCTCATATGGTGATTGTATGAATAACTTTTCTTCAATTTCAGCATTCATCATAGAGAAAATCGGATAAAGTGTGTTTCTATAATACTCAATACCTGAATCTTTTATTGATGTATTAACGTTTTCTATCGCAAGTTTAGAAGTCGGTAATCCAAATACTTTAGCAACTTGTTGTGTACTAAACTTGTAACTATTTAAGAAGTTTAATACTTCCGTTGGCACCTCTAAACGCTTAAAGTCCATAGTGTCATCAAGCATTACTAAACCACTGTTATTTTTAAGTTGACTGTTTTCAAAATTTTGTTTAATCAACCCTAGCTCTTCGTCACTGTATCGACCATCTTGATATTTAACTACTGCCGTTGCAGTACCACCATTTCTAAAGAAATCATTTAAGAATTGTTTACTGCCCATCGATATGCCTATCTCATTAGCTAGAGAGAAGAGAGGACTATAACCGTTGAATCCATCTAGTGAGAACATTCTAAAATGTAAAACATCTTCCACATCCAATTGAATATGACCATCTATTTCATCAATATAGTGATACTTAATTTTGTCATCTACTTGTTGAATAGAAGTTGCACTATTTTGCATGTGATAGAGTTCAATAGGTTCTCCTTTTTCGTTACGCACAATCTCAATGTATGAATTACCATTCAAAAGCATATTAGCCACAATAATGTACTTAAAATGCCATGCATCTAAATATGGATTCGGTCGCTTATTCATTAACTTAAGTATTTTCTTATCAGCATCTAAATAATTGTCACGATCATTAAACTTAATACTTGTTGATGCTATATCTTTCGAGATAATATCAATCGCAGTGAATATATCGCTATTTTTCAAAGCTGAAATACCAGACCAAGTTACACTTCCCATGCCATTAGCTTCAGTTAGCATTCTTAGCGTATTTTTATCAATAGTTACATCATTACTTCTTTTAAAACTATTTAAATTAAATATACTCATTGTTTATTTTCACCCCCTTTTCTTAAAGGTTGGTCAACCAACATTGCTAAACTGACAATAAGTAAACCACCGATAATAAAGCCAAGAGGTTGCCACGCCAAATAAGCACCGTAAGACATTAATACAACGCCTAAAAGTGCTAACACGATAACTAATATGTTTTTTATTAACTCCATACATACACCCCCTTATATGAACATAGGTAATGCTCGTTTTTTCTCCCATTCATGTTCGCTTGCAATAACGTAAGCAAATATAGTAGCCATAAGTGGGTCAATCTTTTCACGATTCATTTTCTTTTCAATCATTACCGAATCATTAACATTCTTTGCTACTGCATTCTTAATTGCTACATCAAGTAATGGATTTTTGTGATGCTTAATCTCACCATTAATAACTTTGAATCTAAAATCAATATTAGGATTAGATAAGGTTTGTAAACCTTGTCTTATTTCAATAAGTTCGTAGCGCCAATTTCTTGCTTCTATTTCTGGTAAGTACGAATGAATAGCGTATGGATCATAACAAATAGCTTGTACATCTAAATTGTTATTGCGGACATAATTCTCAAGGTAATCAAGCACTTGCAATGGATTAATGAGACCACTTTGTAAATTTGATATCGTACAATAGCCTTGTTCCTCTATTTGACGATAATCAATTAAATCTCTATCAATCTTTCCTTGTAATCCACCTTTAGTACCTACAAATGAATGTGAAGTAACATAATATTGCTTGGTTGCTTCATCTAAATGAATAAACGATATAGCAGTTAAATCATCTGCACGCGATAAATCTAATCCGATATAAACTTTTGTACCTTTAATATCGAAATCAGCTTCATTTTTCTTCCAATCTTCAAAGTTTAAATAGGATTCTTCACTTGCTTGCATCCAATAATTGAAGTTTTTAACTAAAACTTTAAACATCGTGCCTTTTTGTACCGCTTCATCTACACGCTTTTGTAAAAACGTTTCGATTTGTTCTTTTAATTCATCTGATTCATTAATAAGTGGATTAGATTTTGCCCACATAGAACGATCTTGCCATTCTTCTTCATTGTCTTGTTCAAAGATAATTGCGAAATATTCGTCATCTGAATAACTTTCTTCTAATACTTCTTTTGCATAAGGCCATTCATCTGTATACATAGGTGCATTGAGGTTAAAACCTGCAGTAGAAATAATAAAAATCATTGATTGTAGTAGGTTACCTTGACCAGATTGAATAAGTTCAATCATTTCATTAGTTTTGGCTGCATGATATTCATCAATTACTGCTAAGAATGGCTCAAATCCGTCAACGGCACCCGTATCTCTTGATAAAGGCATAACGTATGAACCATCTTTTAAGTTTTGAAGTAACTCACGAACCTTTTTAACGTCTTGTTTTAGTTCTGGTACTTGGGATACAAAGTACATCAATTGTTTAGCAACCATGTTGAATACAATTGAAGCCTGCTTCTTATCATTTGCAGCAGTGAATAACTGCCTTCCTTCTCTTGGTTCGTTATCGAATAAGAAAGAGTAAAGGACAAGACCACTAACTAATAGTGACTTGCCCCCTTTTCTTGCTAATGATATAAACGCCTTTTTAAATCTCAAATAACCAGCTTTACTAAACCAACCACGCACACTAGCTACAATGAATTTTTGGAATAGTGCTAGTTTATGAAACTTACCTTTTGTATCTGGTAATGATTCTATAAACTTAATAACTTTCTTAGCTCGACTAGGTTTATATTCAAAATCAAATGTTTCATCTTCAACACTTCGTTTGATATCTTTCAAATGTCTTACACAAGCTAACCTAGTATCTTTGCAGGTAATAAAAGTACCCGACAATACCATGACACAATATTTATAAGCGTCATCTTTGTATTTATCGGGTATATCTAACAATTCTTCATACGATTTAGGTATTTTAACGCTAGTCATCGTCATCAACACCAAACATATCGTATACAGATTGTTTCTTTTCATTCTCTTGTGGTAGTACAATGCGCATACGTGAATCTATTGTCATACCTAGTTGACCACAGATTGTCTTTAACTCCCTTAAACCATCTAAATACACTAGAAATTGAGGTGTTTTTTTAGTACCTTCTTCATTTACCGTACCGTATTTAGACACATGCTCATATGCTTCATCTGTTATTCCTACTAATTGGCAATAACGTTTAACTCTGTCGTAATCCAATTCAGCAATTGGCAATTGTTCAAGTAAAGGAACTACTCTAATCCACTCTTTTTGAGCAATACCTTTTAATTCTTTTGGCGTAGAATCAATATTTAATTTTTCAAATTGTTCTAATCCATTTTCTTGTAGCTCTGCTTCTGCTAATTCTTCTTTCGTGCGATGACCTTGCTTTGTTGCATTTAATTTTTTTGGTCTAGCCACTTAAAACACCTCCAATTCGACTATATTTGACTAAGTGGTTTTGGGAGTTTGGTTACGTTTACCTGATCGAACGATTATACGATATTTTAAAACAAAGGGCGTCAACTCGACCCTCCCCTTTATCTTGTGGCTCTATGGCTCTCTATGTGGCACGTAGCACACACTGTCTCGAGATTACCCGTATTTAAACGTAACTCCCAGTCATCTTTAAGCTCGACTATATGATGGACAAAGAATCTTTCATTTCCATCAATAGATTTAACGATACCTTTACGCAAACACGACTGACACATGTACTTATCACGTAATAACACTTGCTTACGTACTTTACGCCATGCACTAGACTTATAGAAGTCGCTATACTGCTTATCCACAGTGAACCTAACGTTACTGTTATACCTTGCAGCATTCTGTTGCCTTTTGCGTTCCCTTTGTGCATAGTATTCGTCTTGTGTCATCGTCTTATTACCTAAACGAATCTTTGGTTCTATGAAAGACAATTGAATCATCTTCTTTCATTTATATTTATAATTAAAATAATTAATTTAGTTTCAATAATAAAAAAGAAAAGACAAAACAAACATAAATTATTTCGACGAAAAAATAACGCAATTCATTTTGTCTTTAATCTTAATAATCAACTTAATATATAATTGTTTGTTCACATCAATCTCTTAAACTGATTAAACCTTTTAAGTTATTATGTTGATTGATTAGTTAATCATTATGATTCACATTCATATAAGTTAATAAGTTATATTGTTTGAGCTTATGTTGTGAATGATAATGTTTGAGATACAAAAAGACACATCAACTTAATGATGTGCCAAGATATAATATAGTAATTGTTACCCCATAGGTACATTATATAAAATAAATACCCGTAATAATAATACTGTGTAAAGTGTGTAAAGTGTGTAATCTGTACCCGTCTATTGAATTTCCATATAGGCGTTGACTATCTCACCTATACGCGTATAAACGTTCTTACGACTGATACGCATTAATACTTCTATGCCTGTAATACTCTCACCCTGTTTAAGTAGTTGTAGTATATGATAGTTCTTATCGTTAGTAATCACATGCTCATAGTCATCTATGAATGCTACCTTCTCTATAAGCTCTTGTGTCTTACGTCTATCTTTATCCTTTTTTATTACCCTTACTAATACCTTATCTCCTGTACTACCTTGTCCTTTAGGCATAGCTGATTCTATACCATACTGTGCAGTAGAGGTACTATCGTATTCATATACTTGATGGTCTATAAGTCTACGCATCCAATGGTAATCTGTTATTAATTGTTTAACTTCGCTCGGTGTGTACATGTGTTACCTCCAGTTAATGTAGTAATGGTGCTATCTATTGATTTTAGATTGTTGTATACTTAATATAATTTAATTAGAGTGGTGGTGAGAAACGAATATGTCTATAATTATTTCATTAGTAGCAGTTGCCATATCTGCTGCAACTCTATACATGAATTGGAAAGACAAAAAATTCGATATTAATGTTACTACTATCGCATCTTATAATACAGGTGGCGATGGTTTTTACGTTCGAATAATGTTAGAAAATAATTCCAGTCAGCCAATTACTTTATTAGATGCAAGCATTGATAAATATACTACTCAAAGCGCCAAGAATATTATACCTAATAATACTAAAGGTAATGAGTTAGCATTAAGCACTGAATTACCTTTAACTTTTATGGCTTACGAAGGTAAAGAGTTTAATCTTTTCTTCCCTGCAAGCTATGACGAACGTCGTACTTATGCAAATTCAAAAAATTTCAAGTTACGTACAACAAGAGGTATTAAAGAATTAGAGATAGATTTAAAAGAATCTAAGAAACCTATTTCTGAATTATTTAAATTAGAAGATAAAGTTTATTAGAATTACACAGGGCGAGTTATCGCCCTAACATTACCCTTTAAATCTCTTCCACTCTTTCATAGCTTTCTCAATATTTTCATCACTAGACATATAAACTATTGTGTAATTCAACGCTGCTATTTGATCATTCTTAATACTGTTTGATATAAGTAAATGCAATACTGCAAGTCCCAGTAGTATTGATAAGATTATCCAGAACATTATTTACTCACCTCATAATCCATCGGTGCTTTATTTATATCATCAATTGATAATTTGCTAATTAGTATCTGTTCAGTAATATACTTTGTTAACTCATACACAGTTAATATAAGTAATGTTTTAAATATTGGTTTCATTTATTCACTGTCCTTTCTTAACATGATCCACATACTTAGAATTGCAGTCGTTACACATAAAATAAAGATATACGGGCGTATTTTCTGCGTACATATATTCATGCTCTGTATTCCAACTTTCACACTTAGGGCATTGGATTAAATCTTTTGACTTACGTTCAGCCTCTTCCTTACTCTCTGCATCAACTACAGTAAATGTTTCATTCTCACGTGCTTTAATCGTTTCAGTGAAAGTATATCCGGTTGAGTCTGTTAATGTGCGTATTAGATATTGCATTCAATCACTATCCTTCTAACAATTTTGTTATGTTATTTAAATTATATTTACTTAGTTATATTTGTTTGATAATGTTCTTATTAATAAACAACAAGGAGACGTTTAATATGAATAATCAATCAACTCAATCAGAAAAGTTATTAGCCGCATTATCATATTTCAGTGTATTTTTTGCGCCAATTTTATTCCCTATTATCGTGTGGATATTAGCAAACAAACCTGTTTCTACTCACGCTAAAAAGTCTTTAGCTTATCACATTTTGCCATACATCCTAATGCTTGTAGGTGCAGTTTTAATTGGCTTAAGTGAATCTAATTCTAACAATGCGCTAGGTATAACTTTAATTGTTATAGCCGTTATTGCTTTTATCGGTGCAGTTTATTACGTTATATATAATTTATACTGTGGTATCAAAGTACTTTTAAAAGATAATTTGTAATACCTAGCCCCTGATTAGGGGCTTTTTTCATTTCCTCAATACTTCTTTAACTTTTTGTAGTATGTCTTTATCTTTACAAATCTGATTCTTTGATAAACGTTCCATTGATTGTCTTTCCTTTTCTTCCTTTGATTTCGTCATACGCGTACTGTAAACACTCCTCTAACGTCATTCCATGTTGTTGTGCCAATATAATTAATGTAACGACTGTATCGCCTATACCATCTTTTAGATCATCCAACTTGTTACGTGATAACGCTGCACCAACTTCGCCAGCTTCTTCATAGAATTTCAACGCTTGTCTATCTGGATTTCCTTTGTGTAAGTTTTTATCTATACTCCATCGTTCTACTTGTTTGATTAATTGATCCAGTGTGTTAGTCATTTTGTTTGTCCCCCAAATAAAAATTGCTTTTTATCAATACCTTCATTTATACAAATTTTATCTACTAAATTTTCTAATGTTTCAATTTCAATAAGTAAGTCTTCATCGTATTCATCTAAAAATCTATTAAAACCATGTTGATGATATGCTTTCATTAATTGTTCTTTTATCTCATTTTCAATATTCCATTCCATCTACTCGTCCTCCGTATAGTAATCAATTACTTTTTGTGTTTCGTGTTCGATATCAACCTCTGTATTTTCGGTAAACCTTACACGTTCTCTAACTTCTGCTATATATTTATCCCACGCCTTTGCTTTGCGATAGACTTCTTGTAGTTCTGCTAATAACTCATTGTTGACGTTTCCACCAGCTCTATTTGCTCTAAAAAAAGCCTCGTTTATTTTTTGTTCGTATTTATACACCATCTACTTCTCTCCCTTTTCCAATCTATCAATGAAATTTACCAATGCTATATATCTATGTTCACCAGGATTGGCACTTGCTTTCAAACGTATGTGGTCGGTTAGAGTGGTGTATAGATAATTAAGTTTTTTAATTACTTTATCTTTTTCTTTCCACCCGTCAGAGTGCGCCTTTTGCAACCTCTCATTTTTCTGTTTGAGTTGTGCGTTTTCTTGTTCCAACCTCTTAATTGTTGCTTTTTGGTTTTTAATAATATAGTTTGCGCCTTTCAAAGCTTTTTCTGCAACATCTTTTAATTTGTGCAACTTCTCATTCTCACGTTCCAACTTCAATACTCCACAATTAGAACGTTCCGCAAGTTCCATAGCATTTTCTGCTCTATTCTTCAACTTCTCATTTTTCGCTCTCAACACTTTCAAATCGTCTATCAATGTGTCGCGTTCTGATTTCATATCCCAATACATTTGCGTAACTATTGCTACAAACTTTCCAGGATTCTCATGTAACTTACTAGTAAATGTTTTGACTGTTTGACCAAGTCTTTGAAATTCTTCAAGTTTCACTCGCCATCACTCCTTTAGTAAATGTGGGTGTTCGAATTTGTTTCCTACAATTATTACTTTTTTAGCTAAAATAATTTCTATTAATGGAACCAAACCAATTTCAAATCCCCAACCATATAAAACATCTTTAATGCCAAATACTCCATCCTCAAAAACAACTTCACCATTTAATTTTTCGGTATCTATAGCGACAGGGATTTCCAACACATCCCCCTCAAATATCTCCACGCCATTCATATCTTTAAGCCCTGTGGCCTGTAGAAGTTCAATATCCTCAAAATTATAGCTACTTTCTATATCCAAATTATTCTCAACTTCTGTTAATCCTCTTATGAATTTTTCATCAAAGTTTACACTTATAACTCTTATCATTTCATTGTGCTTTTCATCCCACGCTCTAAACTTCGGTATCATCTACTCCACCAACCTTTTCATCTTATCTAAAACTTTCATGTTATATGCTTTATCCTTAGGCAACACTGCTACAATAAATCTGCGCTCATTTACGGACTTTAAGAATCCTCGAAATCTGTAATACTTTAATAACTGTGCCATTTCCACTGTGTTCATCCCACAAGTGTTATATTTGTAACGTATGTCGATTGTGTTTGATAGGATCATGATAATTTATATTTCTCCATCACAATGTCGTACTTCTCAACAAACTTATATCTATCTTGATGCAACTTATGGCTCCACTGTGTATATTCGTCCATTGCTTTAAGTTGTTCAATTAATCCTTTTATTTCTCTCTGCGTCTGTTCAGTACCAGCTACTGCTTTCCAATATCTACTTGTACCAACTTCTGCGTTATAACTTGTGTTGCTATACTTTAAGAATTGTTTATACGTTCTATCAGCTCTTTGGAATAATGATTTAACAATTAAGTCTGAATTTTTTAGTAGTATGTCATTAGGTGTCATTTACTTCACATCCCAATTCTCATACGCACGTTCGATATACCATTTAGCCTTAGCTACATCTTCTTTACCATTCTTATGCGGACTGCGTGCAAGATACTTAATTGCATTACCAATGTGATAAGCTACATTAGCATTGTAATGTTGAGTTACCTGCTCTATGAAATCTATTACTTCTATCTCACCGTAGTTATAATGTGGTGGATGGTTTACCGTGTTATTAGATTCTGTTTCCATACCAATATTTATATTTAATTCACCACGCTTACGTTGTTGTAAGTCGTTGGATTGATTAGGCTTAACAAGACTATTTAGATATTCATTTTGTGCCTCTATGTTCTTTCTCAGTCTAGAATTAAATGATTCACTCAAACTCTCCGTCTTATCCTCAATACTCTTAGTCCAAAACTCAAACTCATTATCATCTGTGATTTCATACTCATTCTGCATTGATTCAATCACAGCTTTATTTTTATCATAGTCATCAAACTCTAATTCAATTACTTTTCCAACTATTGTCATGCCGTTACTGTACTCACTCTTGCCGATGTCATACACAATTACATATCTCTCCAAGTCTAGGTCTTTAATTTCCATTTACTTAACCACCTTCGGAAAAATGTTATTCTCTGATAAGTGTTCGAACCACTTACCTCTACACTTAGCTTTTTCAATCATTACTAATCTCTCATGCTCTTTACGCTGCTTTTCTTCCTCGCGCATTGCTTTACGTTCAGAACGCTCTCTATCCTCACGTTTTATTCTTGCTAAACCTTCCTCATATTCAACTTTATTTATATGATTTTTGAGTGTAGATACTCCACTTTTTAATTTTTTTCTTATCATATCGTAAGAAATCCCTAAATTTAATGCTTCCTTATAATCATCAACTGGTACTAAATACTCTATATTTTCGATTATCAATGTATAGCATAGTTCTCCGTCTTTCATTTTCTTCGTCTTTATTCTTTTAGCCATCAGTAATACATCTCCTCTATATTATCTACATGCAGCACATCGCCTTCTGTAGCTTCATCATCTGTTAAATCCTTACCTATTCTGTCTATAAAAACGTGGTGTTCTTCATTGTCTTTTCTAACAGCTTTCACTCGTTTCTCAAATTTAACTGTGTATCTTATTGTTACCGTTTCTTCATTGATAAGAATCACCTTCTAGCTTTCTTACGTTCTCGTCTTACTTTCTGCAATTCTTCATAAGTAATCCATTCTTTACCTGTGTACTTAGGTGCTTTACATATCCAAGTGAGTTCAACCTTTGGATACAAATATCTAAATAACTTAGCTTTTAATTTTGCTGTTTCAGTAGCCATGCCTTTAACATCTATAACTTTGATAAGTTTATTTTCATTCCATAACGCAAAGTCTGCTATATATTCCGTCTTTCGTTGTTTTCCAAATTTGGGAATCAACTCATAACTTGGTTGTATTTCGATATAATCAAAACTATCTATATATATTCGAGTCTCTAAATATTTGTAATACTCACACTCAACCGTGCTATCAAATGTTATTCCTTTGTATTCAGCTTTCTTAGCGTTGTATTTGCTCAAGTTATTTATCACCTCTATAAGTAACCAAATATGTTGGTTTGATCTGCTCTAATTAATTTAAATTCTCTCGTTATTTCTTCTAATCTTTGGTTGGTAATAACGTATTCATCTAAGCCGAAATGTTTATATAATCCAAATACTCTATTGTTATTTCCACTCAATGGGATAACCTCTATAGTTTTGTTACTATTACTTTGTTTTAATTGGTATTCAGTGCTTAATCCCACTTACTTCACCTCGCTTATATCCGGTCGTGTATGGCGTTCTGCTTTCTTTAGGTACAAAATATCATTTAGCTTTTCAACGTCTCCGTTTGCATACTCTATAAACTTCTTAGCGTATGAATTACTTATATTTGGAGTGCCTAGCATATCTTTTACATATTCAATAGTTATCAAAAGTTTATACCTCTCATTCGGAAATCATCACCGTTCATTTTCAGTAGAGTAGTGTTGGACATCATGCGACTAAATATTCTTTGTGCGTCTTTGTTTTTACTTAACTCTTGCGCATTCAAATTAGTGGTATAAATATTGTGTTTTCCAACTCTTGATTCGATAAGTTCAAACATTTTACCTGTAGCAAATTCATTCATGTTTATTCCAAAATCATCGAATACCATTAGATCAACTTCATTTATTATTCTGTTTAACTCTTGTTCAGTAAGATTTGTATCTTTGTTGTAAGTACCTTTAATAGTTGATATCAATTGGGGTACATTCATATACAATGCTGAATGCTCTTGCTCTCTCACTTTTTTTACAATAGACATTGATAAGTGTGATTTACCTGTACCAAATGAACCTTGTAACAATAGTGATTGCTTATTATCTAAGTTAAAATTATTAGCGTATCTTTCGCATAACGCTTTAGCCTTAGCTAATTCATCGTTAGTAGCGTTGTAATTCTCAAATGTGCAATTTGCCAGATCATCATTAATGATTGATTTCTTGAATATGCTATTAGCTTTACTAGACTTGATGCGTTTTTCATTCGCTTCTTTCTTCTGCTTAGCTAGTTCTATCATTTCGCAATCACAACCATCTTTAACTACGTAACCTGTATCAAATTCAAAGTAATCATAGGTGCGACCACACTTATCACATTTCAATCCGTATTCTTGTTTAACTAGTTTGTTTTTAAATCCTGCTTTTTTAGCTAAGTTTTCAAAGGGATTCATGTATTCACTCCCTAAAATAGATTTGCATAAGGATTATCAGTACTTTCCTTATTGCTTACTTGTTGATTTAAATAACCTTCAAACTTATTACCAAATAGTGTTTCTGGTCTTAGGAACTTCTCCATATCTGTTCCTTTCCATTCAGCTACTTTGTTATCTATAACTATTTTGAAATCATCTTCACTAAATCCTTGTTTGAATCTAGTTTTAATTAGTGATTTTGTTTTGTCTGTTTGATATCTATATTTTTTACTAGCTTGTTTATTAAGATATTCAACTATTGATTCATACGGATACACAGTCGAGTCACTCGACAATGTATTACTCTTTTCTAGTTCTAATTCTTTTTCTAGTTCTAGTTCTTCTTCTGTCGCGTTACTTTGCGTTACTGTAACGTTACATTCTTCTAATTGCTTTTGTTCTCTATGTTTACGCACTCTCTCTCGAGTTTGCTGTCTGATTTTATCTAACCCTTCTACGTTTTGATGTTTTTCCCAATTAGCTATTTTTAATATTCCGTTATATCCTTCAACCATTCCTAATTTTTCAAATGTTTGTAATGCTAGCCTTATTGAGTTAAGTGGTCTGTTAAATTCATTTGCTAACATTTCTTCGTTGTAGGGTAAGTTTTCCGATAACATAATGTAGCCTTGTTCGTTATACTTACCAGCAAGCGTTAATAACTTGACCCAAACTGTGATAATAGTATCTCTTTCGGGTAATGCTTCAATGTACTTAATTTTGCTGTCATCGAACATTCCTACTTTGAGTTTGATCCATTGGACTTCGCCCATGTCACTCACCTTCTCCATATAACAACCAATCAACAGTTGTATTAAAATCTTTAGCCATTAATTTCAAACGCTCCATACCAGGTATGTTTTCGCCATTTTCCCATTTGCTAACAACACTTTTTCCAGCCGAATATGATAATCCGAATTGATCTTGTGTTTTATCTGATTGCGCTCTTAGTGATGCGATTCTGTATCCTATAAATTTTCTATCTATAGGCTTTATTGGTTTAGCTAACATCATACTTTTTCACCTCGTAACATCTTGTTTAATTTTTCATCTACATCTACCCAACTATCTTTCAAGTGGTATTTATTATTAAAAGTGTCCATGCCTATTTGATGTTGTTCTGTATGGTGCTTTCTACATAGTGCTAACACTTGATTATCAGTGTGATTTATCTTGTTTCTATTACGACCTTTACCTACTGCATATCTATGTGCTAAATCGCTATTTGGAGCGCCACAGATAACACATAAACGGCTAATCGTAGATTTGTATATAAAATACTTATCGTTGCTTAAAAGGTCGCTAGTAGCCTTATTCATAGGCACGTTATGAGTGAATATAAAATCTAATATTAGTTCGATTAATTCACTAGCTTGTCGCCTTCCACAGTCGCTTAACGATATCTGTTCGTAACTGTTCAAGAACTCTAATTGCTTTTGAAACATATAACGTAAGTAGTCCATTGGTTGTCCATAGTGATTGTATATATCACGTATCATTGCGAATATTTTTCTTCGCTGCTTTCCAGTTATTTTGTATGGATCAGCAATAACCACATCGCACTCAACTTCTAAACCGTTATCGAGTAGTAAAAAGTCTTTATTGTCTAATTGAACATCCTCAATGACGGCAGTTATTTTACCGTCATCTTGTTGGAGGTAAGTTTTAATTAAAGCCATTTAAATCAGCTCCTAGAAAGGTAAATCATCATCTTTAATATCGATTGGTCCATTAGCATTATTAAATGGATTTGAACTTTGTTTTGATTGACCTTGTGGCTTATCTTGGTTATTTGATTGCCCTTTTGTATCTAAAAACTCTATTCGATTAGCAATTACTCTTACTACTGAACGATTTTTACCTTCTTTATCAGTGAAGCGATCTTGTTTTAAATTGCCTTCTACAGCAATTTTGCTACCTTTGTTGCAATAGTTATTTAATAGTTCTGCTGTTTTACCGAAAGCCACGATATCAAAGAAAGAAACATCATCTTTTTTAAATGGATTGTCTACTGCTAAAGAAAAGTTTAATACTTGTGTTTGACCTGCTTGTTTGATTTCTAAGTCTTTCGTAATACGTCCTGTCAATATAGTTAAATTCATTATTTTTACTCCTTATCTAATTGTTTTAATCCAGTATCTAGTTTTACGTTAGCTGTAGCTAAGTCTTTTCCGCTTAACTTATTAATATTTTCAATACCTAACCAACGCATCGTTTTTTCTAATGTGGCATCTCTACCTTTTTCTTGTGATATGCGCACAAATTCGATAATTCTTTTTTCTAATTCTTGCGCATCTTCATTGCTAGCATTCGGTAGTTCTTCTCCGTTGTATATATAAAGCCCTAATCCATGTAATGCTGCTGCTTTCACAAAACATCTTTTTTGCGCTTTATTAATATCAAATGTAGTTGCTTGCCCTTTTGCTAGTGCCTTATTTTTGAAGTCTAATACAGGTAGCCACTCTGTCTCAGTTACACCTTTAACTGTTATAGATACTTGGACAAAATAGCCTTCTGGTGTTGCTAAATAAGGTACAAATATTTGTTCGTTTGAAATATCTGGGTGAGGAAATTCATGTATCTTAATTTTGTAATCAGGGTCTATTTTCTTCAATTGTTCGTGTGCATGAGTCCACGCTAAGTAATTAAAGTTGTTCTTTTTCTCTACATGATCACTTACATTTATTGCGTTTAACTGTTGAAATAATGTTTGTTCAGTCATGCTGGACCTCCTTTAAATCTTTAAACCTAATTGTTTTACGTTTTGTAATCGTAATAACTTCTTCTATTTCAATTAAGTGTTCGTCCCACTTAACTTCGATATCTTCTAAACCTGTGAATTTTCTTGCGTTACTACGCATCGGGTTGTAATTAGCAAACTCTGGTGCTGTAGGTTTGTTCGTTATATAACGTCCATAATGGTCATCTTTTATGCGATATATCACTGTGGTATCTGTAAATTCATTTGCGATGTTGATTACCTCCTATGTTTTGGGGTATACTGTTTGTATAAATTATTTGTAAACTGTCGACTGTTAAGCGTTGCTGCGCTTAGCGGTCTTTTTTATTGCCTTGAAAAACTCTGGCCAGAACCAAAGATAGGCTACAAAAAATGTCGCAAAGTATATTACTGTTAAATGAGTGAAATCATTTGTAAATACTAGTGAAAGCATCATCATTAAGATTCCTGTTAAAACTGATAAAGTAGCATTCATGTTATCCCTCCTTAATTAAATATTTCTGAAAAGTTTTCCTTCAAAAATTTCTGCATTGGCTCTCTATTGAAAGCCCACTTGCCACCATCTGGATAATATACAAAGTGCTTAAGTTGCTTAATGTACTTCGGATTCATCAAAATATTGTCTCGCAACCATTTGTACTCGAAACCCGTTTCATCTATTAAGTCTTGCATTGACCACCAAATTGGTTTTTCTTTGTTTTGTAACTCGTTGTATTCCTCTTGAGTAATTAACACGTATTCTTCTGGAATTGTTACTGTAAGTTGTGTCATCTTAACCACTCCTTTCTGGTATAATTTATTTATCGCTACTGCGATAGTGGGTGGTGAAAAAACTATGAGCCAAGATAAGTACCAATTAAAATTTGATGAGATAAATCAAGTTTTAAAAGATAACGGCGTTGACAACGATAATCTTGCTTCTGCACTATCTGAATTATTTTCTCTATATACTGATGACGAAAGATTAAAAAGAAGAGTTATCAGTGATATCGATAGAGTTAATAAAGATATGTCGCAAGAAGCGCAAACGCGTCGTTTAGCTAGCCAAGGTATTTTCCCAGAAGATTTATCTAAGGATTAATACTATTTGCGTGTTACTTTTTAATAGAAGTAGCACGCATTTTTTGTTCTAAAATAACTAATGCTAATTCATAAACCGGTGACAAATCAGCTAGTTCAGGTGCTCTCTTAATTTTAAATTTTAAATCCTCAACTTTTTTATAAGCCTCTCCATAAGTTTCTGAAGATTTGATACAATCTTTGTAAATTTCAATTGCATGCTTATATAAAATATCTTTATATTCTTGATGACTCTCTATTATTTCTTTATTTGAATTTTTCATTCCGTTTCCTCCTATATTTCGAATTGGTTTAACCTAATTTTTCTAATACGTTATAATCACCATGTCTTGCAGCTGTATCAATTTGACTGTCTGTGAGTCTTTTATAGTTTTGCGGTAAATCTTTTAGCGTTAGATTTTCTACAAAGGCGATTGCTTGTTCTGCTTCTACATGAAGTACCAAAGTATACTTTCTTACATGAAATTCTTTTTTTACAGATCTATAGATACCACTAATTAAATGACCGAATTTCTTCATGTAAAGTTCTTGCGCTACTTCTTCTCCAAAAAACTGACTTGTAAATTGGTGGGCTTTTATCGTTGCTATTGACTGCAAACGGTCTGCTTCTGTATCTAACATCGGATAAGTAGTCTCTATTTTGTGTAATCGTCTTTCGGTTTTTTCTGCTGTCTGATTCATTCTGCTTTCGGTTTTATTCACACGCTGTTCTACTTCAATGATTTTGTCGTACATTTGTAAAGCTGAATTTGCTTGACTTACCATTTGTTCCATTTGAGTTCTATTTAATTCCATTACTTGATTAGACATCTATAACATCTCCTTGGTTAATTTGTTTTTTTAATCGACTTGCCATGTCCGTTAAATCTTTGATAATTTTTTCTATTGGTTCCCTTGCATAATCGTTATCGATAATGTCTTTTGAAAACGCTAGATAACAAAGTGGCGCAACTTCTCGTATAACTTTCTCACTACCTTTTACAAGGTCATATATTTCTTTTTGCGCTTTCAATCTCTGTTGTCCTTCGTTGAGTTTTGTATTCATGCTATTAATAGCTTTATTCAAATCATCGTATTTCTGTGATTTTTCATCTGTTTCATCTCTACGATTTTCCATTTCTCTAATATCTTTTTCTAACTTGGCATTGCGTTCTTCCATGAGTTTCTTTTGATGTTGAGTTTGATTAAGCATTTGCTTAGTTTGTTGATAATCCTCTGGTTCCGTGTAACGCTCAATCACTTCAGGCTCTTTATCCTCTGCGTCCTCTAGTTGCTTTAGTGCGATTGATTCAGAACGTTGTGCTTGTGAGAGTTGGGATTCAAGTTGTGATTTTTCTTCGTCACGTTGTTTGAGTTGTTTCTTTAATTCACGCAATTCTTTAACAGTCATTTCATCTGGTGTTTTCGTTTCACCGTTTGATGTTTCGTGTTCTATAGTACGCTCTGGTTCAGGTAAAGTTGCTATTTCGTATAATGCTTGCATACCCAAATTGTGCGACGTCGCATAATTTAATTTTTTTGTGCTAGCTATCTTCATCATTTTATTCGCAACATTCTGATTTAGATTCACTGTTTCAAGCCACTTCCCAAATTGCCCATGAGCAAGGTCATTCTCTTTTACATGTTTTAATCTTCGACCAATTTCGAATATCGATTGACCAGCAATGTTTTGATAACTTTTAATTTCAGTTTCAATAGTTGTTAAGTCATCGCTTAGTTGTAATTCGTTCAATTTTTATTACCTCCTTTGTGTCTTTTAAGACACTTACTAATTAAAAAAAATATCCATGATTTCTTCTGGTGTTAAATCTAAAATATCTGCAATACTTCTTATTTCGCTCAAAGAAAATTCTACTTCCCCACGCATACGTTTATAGTATGAAGACTTGGAAATGTTTATGCCTTTTCCTTTTAATGATTCCAGAAGTGTTGAAGGATCAATTTTGTTATACACCAACTTTGACTTGAGTTTGTTGGTATCCATGTTGTACCTCCTTTCTGAAAAAGTGTGTCGTTTAGGACACTTATAACAATAAAGCATCGAAAAAGATAAGTCAACACAAAAGTGTATTTTTAAGAAACTTTTTTTTACTTTCCATATAACAGTATCTTTTAAAGACACTTATGTGCTATAATAGAACCATAACGAAAGAGGTGTTGGTAATGAAATTCAATATGAAAAGCAGAAGAAACTCATTAAATTTAACATTAGAAGAAGTTGGAAACGCAGTCGGTGTTGGTAAATCAACTGTTCGTAAATGGGAAAACGGCGAAATTGAGAATATGAAAAGAGATAAAATAGAAAAGTTATCAAAAGTTTTAAAAGTGTCTCCTATGGATATATTAGGTTTTGAAGATACCACATTAGAAACTTTACCAGTGAAGAAAATTCCGGTTGTTTCTCAGATATCCGCAGGACTTCCTATCTACAGTGAAGAAAACTTAGTTGATTACATATACTTTTCTAAAGAAAAATTGAGTGATGATAAAGAAGAATTTGGTTTGAAAGTATCTGGTGATAGTATGAATAAAGTTTTCGATGAAGGCGACGTAGTTGTTATAGAAAAAGATTCTATCGTCGAAAATGGTCAGCTAGGTGTAGTTATGATAAATGGATATAACGGGACGGTTAAAAGAATCCGATATAACAACGATCAAATTATTCTAATACCAGAATCTAATAACCCTAATCACTACCCTCAAGTTTATAACAAAAATGATGAAGTGAAAATTGTAGGTAGAGTTGTAGCAAGCGTAAAAACATTTTAATAATAGCGTCCTTAGTGGCGCTTTTATATAAATTTATTATTAAGGAGAATGTGAAATGAAAAAGGTAATATTTTTATTATTAGCAAGTTTTTTAGTATTAGCTGCATGTGGTCAAGAGGAAAGCAAATCGGAAGATAAGAAAGAAACTAAAGCATCTGATAAAGAAAGTAATAAAGACGATAAGAAAAAAGATGATGATAAAGAATCGGACGACAAGGAAGAAAAATCAGATGATAAGTCTAATGAAGAAGTAGCAACGCAAGATGAAACTACAGAACAACCTGTACAATCACAAGAGCAAGTGAATACTCAAGAACAACGACCTGTTCAGTCGCAAGAGCAAGCACCTGTAGTTGAAGAACAACCTACACAACAAGAACCAATTGACGAAGAACAATGGGCTAGAGAAAATATTGAAGGTGGAACAGATGCACATGCTTCGGAAGAAATGGAAGAATTCTATCAACAAGAACGTGCTAAGGAACTAGAAAAAGAACAAAAATCAGACGCTATTAACGAAAAAATGGAAGACCCTAGTTTATCTAAGGATGAATATAATGAATTAGTTTATGAATTTAACGATTTACATGATGAATAATTTTACGGGCATTTTACTATGCCCTATATATTTTTATCTTTTTTTAGGAGGAATGACTATGACAGTCAAGAAACAAGGGAATAAATGGAGATATGACTTTGTAATAAATGGTAAACGTTATAGAAAATCAGGTTTTACAAAGAAAATAGACGCTACCATAGCAATGAATGATGCATTTGAAAAAGCTAATAAAGGATTTGCACAAGACAATAAAACACCCTTTGTAAAATACTTTGAGTCTTGGATTGAAATTCATAAAGAACCCTATTTAACCCAGAAATCAGTTAACACATATTATAATGCTAAAAAAGTATTTGAAAATTATTTTGGAAACTTACCATTGAAAGACTTAACTAAGATGCAATATCAAGAATTAATCAACTCATACGCTAGTACACGAACGACCGAATCAGTACGGAAGTTAAATTATTGTTTACGCTCTGCTATTCAAGATGCATTACACGAGGGCATTATTTATAAAGACCCTACTTACAAAGTTAATATTAAAGGTGCAGTCAAAGAACAACCAGAAGAAGATAAGTTTATGCAGCTAGAATATTTTTATAAGTTAAAAGAATATGCACAAAGCAAAAACCAACTATCCTACCTGTTTATATATTTAGCCATTGTAACTGGTGCTAGATTTAGCGAAGTTCAGAAAATGCGATATAAAGATTTTGATATAGAAAATGAAACTGTTCATATTAGAGGTACTAAAAATGTTACGTCAGATCGTGTGATTAAAATATCACGTGAAGACATCAAACATGTTAGACAAGTATTGAACGACTTCCCTATTAATTTAGATGGAGATATATTCAGAACAGGCGCATCGTTAATTACACACAATGCAGTTACTAAAGTGTTACAACGTTTCTGTTTAAATAATAAGATAGGTAATTATACATTGCACGCCATACGTCATACACACTGTTCAATGTTAATTCACGAAGGTATATCAATATATTATATTTCAAAACGATTAGGACATGCAGATATAACTACTACCCTATCGACATATAGTCATTTATTAGAAGAAAGTCAAAAGCAAGAAGAAAGCAAAACGCTAGAAGCCTTGCGCCACATGTGA